TTCCCTTACCTTATAAGGGTCTTCATAGAAGTCATCAATGGTGATAAATGTTGGATTCACGTTTCAGTTTTTTCTATACGATTTTCTAAAATATTACCTTTGTACGGACTATTAAGCCACTTAGCATAAGTCTCAGCCTGATCAGAGATTTTAGTAAGTTCATATTTTCCGCAGAAACGCATAAAGTGAACACCTACTTGGGCTGTAGTAGTAACACGCACATTATCAATAATGGTCTTGTCAACAACAGCCTTGATATTATCGGGCTGTGCTTTCAAGTCAATTAGAATACGATTTCTTTCATAGTCATCACGAACACGATGCTCTTCGCCATTATGATCTACCCAACGCTGTAGCATTAGATTATTCCAATTGAAGCCCTGCTTATTACGGTCCTCAAATGCTTCTTTGATACCAACTTTGTTTTTAGAACCTACTTCACGTACACCGGGATATGCACTGAATACATTATCGCCACCGTCACCACGAATGATCTTCTTAAAGAGTAGGTACTCGGGGGCTTCCAGTAGTTTGGGTTCTTTAGTTTTCTTGTCTTTGATAACACGATCCTTATCATCAAAGTAACCGTCAAGCCGAATCAAGTGACCCTGCACACCATTATACTGATGCACATTTTCTGCAATGAGTTGTTCAAAGTCACTGTCTGTTGAAATGATATAGTGTGTGTCATCGGGATGCAAGTGAATGAAACGTGCAATCAAGTCATCTGCCTCAGCAGTTGGTTCACGTAATACAGAAACGTTAGTCTTCTCACGTAGAAACGTAGTGAACAAGTCATACGTTTCCCAAAACATTTTATTTTCTTCTTGTTCTGTTTCAGTCTGTGACATTGTATCAACAACACGATTTGCTTTATATGGCTGATAGAAATCTTTACGCCATGAACGGCCCTCAAGACAGAATACAACATGGTCAATACCATATCTACGTACTGCTTGATTGACTGATGAAAGAGTAAGATGAAGTGCCATACCAATCTTCTCCCATGTATCTGCATTGCGTGAGGCAACGTGACGGGCACGAAAGAATGTATTTGCGGTGTCTATGAGTGCGTATTTCATAATGTCATTATATACGCATATTTAGTAAATGTCAAGCCTTTTTTTAAGAAGTGGGCTTATAAGATAAAATAACTTCGCCCGAGTTTAATAGAGTGTTGTAATTATGTAACACTATGGATTCGACATTGTGTTGCCATTCTATCCAATCAGAATCGGATAACTTACACAATCTTTCGATTTCATTAACTATTGCAGTGATACGCTGTTCATCATCTACCAAAGTATCATATGTTTCGTCAATATACGGATGAAAGGTTTTGTATCCAAAATCTCTTAGCATCTCTAAGGATCCAGTAAATCCTGCTAGGATAAAAGGTTTCTTGGCTGAAATAAACTTATAAGTTTTTTCAGTAAAGACGAATCCATCTAAACTTAGTTGTCCATGTATTTGATTATAAATTTCATAATTGTCATGTGCATATTTTGATTCAGTAATCACACCAAAATAACTATCTTGAAAATAATCAACATCATCATTACTTACAGACATAAATTTTTCAGTCTGCTTATCTTTGGGAATAGATGCTAATCCCAAATCTAATGGAAACTTATCTTTATGCTCATACATTATATCATGCATTTCCTGATATAGTGTTGGAAACCATTCATACGTGGATCCAAAATGAAATTCATCTTCTGGAAATCTAAAGTAATTAGAAAAATATGCTTCTTTAATTAAGTCTCGCTTAATACATTCAGTAGTAATATATAACCTATGAGGTTTGGTATTGCGATTATAACACAAAAACTTTTTTGATTTTATAGTAGGAGTAGTAGAAATGGTATTATAAATTGAGTTTGCATGTTTGATTTTGCAACTAAACCAATATTCCCACCAATTAACAAAAATTACAGGAATATCATACCAATCAAATCTTTTACAATGTTCTTTATAGTAGATTAGATTTTTAGTACAAGGCGATGCCCCGAAAATAAAGACAAAATTAGAACTCATTCCATTATAATGTTCTACAAATTCTTTAACAATCTTATTTGATGTACTAATTTGATTGAATGCAATACCTTCACTAATAATATTAAGTGCTACTTTAGTTTTATCATTGGCTACTAGAAAATCAGAAATTTCATTAACGTATTCAAATATTACTTCATCATTTGGATGATTTTCAAATAGTGCGGCATTTACAAGAATATACTCGTCTGACAAATAATTAGGTGTGTTAGTAGATAATTCTAATTTAGACATTAACTAACTTCCGTGCGACCATCACCTAAATCACGTGAACGAATAATACGCATATCACTGGTCATATCACGATTGGTTGGATCAGCTTGGTCTTGTTCATAAACTTCTAATGCGATGTTACGGCAGACAGTTTGAAACCAACGATCAACAATCATAGCGTCAGTATCTTCCTTCTTAATCCTGTAACCTTGCTTGACCAAATTTAGTATAAACTTGTCATTCCAGTCTAGGTCAAACGATCCATTATTGATATCATTAGGATCAATCTCTACACTAGTAATAGCAATGTAGGGTTCACCTGCGGCTGTGGCTTTTTCTTTATCAGTTAGTTCAGGCTTCTTTGGTGCAGACTTCTTTTTAACTTCGGGTTGTTTAGGCGCACCAGTTTCACCTGAGCCTAAATCAGGCGTATCGGGTGATAGCCATTTCTTTAATTTTTCAAACATTTTGTACCTTCTTTATATATGTATCATAAAGTGTGAAACTCGCAAGATTTTTTGCTTTACTCTCACACATCATGTCAGCCCATTCATTATGAGTCATAGCCCATTGATTAACTGCATCATTCCAATAGTAGTCACTATGGGCACGAATCTTTTGTTTATTGTGACCACTTTCTAATAGTGTAGTTAGAACCGGGCGAGTTTGATTACAATGTCCGGATAGCACATCCTCACGACTGACACTATAGTGTATAACAGGACGCACACCTTTCCAACTGTCAATAATACGCTTGATGCGGTCATCGTTCGGTTCGATGTATTCTCCCGTCATCACCCAGTGATGATGAATGTCTAGTACAAGTGCGCAAGTATCAGCAAGTTCTAGGCTCGAATCGATACCCCATGAGATTTCGTCATTTTCGATTGTGAGGCAGTTTCTTGCTTCGGGGCTGAGTCTTGGGATAACTGCTTTGATACCGGCTGGACCTTGTCTACCCGATATGTGTACATTGATTTTAAAGTCCTGAAAGGTTCTACCATAACCCATCCAACGTGCCATGTCAGCATGATATTCAAACTCCCTAATACTATTATTTACTACTTCTTCACGATCACTTGCAAGAACTACAAACTGGTCAGGGTGAAAAGATAGACGTACATTATGTTCACGTGCAGTCTCACCGATAGGAGCCATCCAACGCTGTAGACTATCCTGTATATCCTGACGTTGCCAAAAGTATTGATAGTCAGGATGAGTATAGAAACTAAACATGTCACTAGTGATACGCAACATACGTAGTTCGGGTTCTAGTGATGCTACTTTCTTAACAAGTGCATGTGTGTTTAGAATATTACGTTTTGCAACTTCGATAATCTTGTCTTCAACTACACTAGCCGTATTGCGTTTTGCCCACGCAAGTGTAGTACCACCTGTGTTAAGACCCTCAACACTAGAAATTTCACCCTTTTTGTTGATTTCTGCAAACTTACACGCAAAACCAATTCGTTTAATCTCTTGATTCATAGATAAATACTTTCATCAGATTAGGAAATACAATGGACATTCGTAACATTTTAAACATAATAACAGAAAATTCAGTTCTTGTCAAGGAAGAATCTCCTCTTTCGGGCAACATGGAAGTCATGAGTTTGGATCAATTCCTTAAAAAATCAGGAGTTGAGCCAGAAGAAGACATGTCCGAAGCCAAATTGGGCGGTGTATCAGCAAGACCATTCAAGGGTGACGAATTACAAGGTTATTTAGATCGTACAGTAAACAAATCAAAAGAAAAAACAGACAAGTACAAGATGCCTTATATCCATAAAAGCAACATTCCTGTTGTGGACGAAAAGGGTAAGAAGTATGATTCTGAAGCCCTAATGAAAGAAATCTCTACACGCCCGCCTAAGATTCTAAAGCAAAATGAAAAGATGCAACATAGCGACGGTACAACTAGTATCTTCTACAATGTAGGGCTACCTGCTTTAACTGGTCTTGCAGTGGATGAAGACAAGGGTGAGTTTGTTATCATTAACACTTGCCCTGGTGCAGGAGCGTGTAAGACTTATTGCTATGCTATGAAGGGCGGATACGTTCAGTGGAAGAGTGTATCGCTTGGACAGTCACGTTTGCTTAACTGGCTCTATAACGATCCACAAGGCTTCATGGCACAACTTGATGCAGAAATCTCAAAAGCAGAAAGTACATATGGCAAGAAGGGTACTAAAGTAGTTATTCGTTGGCATGACGCCGGTGACTTCTTCTCACCTGAATATCTAGAACGTGCTTATGCTCTTGCTAAAAGGCACCCCGATGTTGACTTCTATGCTTACACTAAGTTAGCAGGTGTTGCGCAGGCATCACGTCCAAATAACTTTAAGATGAACTATTCAATGGGTGCTAAGGGTAGTGAAGAACAAAAAATCGACTTCCAAAAGACAAAGAATAGTCGTGTTATTCCACGTGAACTATTCACTGACTTGATTTCTAAAGATGGTGCTAAGTTAGTTAAGGATGCTAAGGGCCGTATGCAGTTTAGTTCTAAGGAAAACTTAGAAACATTTAAGCAACGTCTTGCGGCAAA